TTTTCTAGCGTTACTCAGAGCGAACGCTTAAAAGTTATCCACAGGCTTAGCGTTACTGTAGCCGAACGCTAAATGACCACCTAGCGTTCCCATAGCGAACACCCGCAAAATTATCGATAAACTCTATTATGTCAACCGCGAAAAAAGTTCTGCTCGTCTGATGAAAGGCCGGTAATATCCTGACGAAACCACCTTGGCCCAAAGACCGAGAACCAAAATGAACGAAAACATCGGGGAAGTCGCCGCCATCCAAGAAGCGGCGCAGCAGGACGTACGTGAAACAGAAGCGCAAGCGACCGATAGGCCGCCTGCACTCGATCACATGCCGCCCGGCATGATGATGCGCTACATGGCGTGGCGTGATTAGCGAACCCGGCGCGCGCGGATGAAGCCGTTGCAGGTCATCGTGCTTGTGATGAAGGTCGATTGCGCGACCGCATAAACCGTCGTCGTGCTGGCGAGGCTAACGCGCACCGTAGGCGAGTTCTGAACCTGCGCCGCGCCTGCCGGGAAGCTGCTTGCGAGCTGCACATAGCCGCCCGTATTCGAGCCCGGCAGCGTGGCCGACGTCGTGTTGACGCCCGTTGACAGGATCGACGGCACGGTTGAGCCAGCCGGAACGAACGTGACAACCGCCGACACATCCCAATCGCCGGCCGGCAGGCTGATGCTGGTCGCATTGCCGGGCGTCGCCGTCGTCAGCGAGGTTCCTGCCGTCGAGTTCGTCAGATATTCGCCGACGATGCCCGATGCCGCGTTGTTGTTCGTCGCGGTGCCTGACACGTCTGCCGATGTCAGCAGCCGGAAAGCCGGATCTGCGCCGATGCCGCTACTGGCGAGCACCGTGCCGGCTGCGCCGATCGATGCCGCAGCGAATGCCGTGCCACCGCCCTGCCCGAGCACAACGCTATGTGCCGGGAATGAGTTCTGACCAGTGCCGCCGTTGACAACCTGGATCGCCGACGCCCCGAGCACAGCAGCGAGCGCGGCCGCCTGCGTCGTGGCGCCAGTGCCGCCGTGCGCAATATCGACGGTCGGAAGATCCGCCACCACGAGCGATCGGAAACTAGGCGCAGCAGAGCCGCCGCTAGTCGGACCGGCAAAGACGGTATTAGCCGTCTGCGTGGAGATCGCGCCCTGAAACGCCGTCACGGCTAATTGGACATCGCGCAAGCCGACCGGCTGCGTCGGGTCGTAGCAATGCAGGACGCCACCAGCCGGCGCGACTGACTCGGCGGGAAGCTGGTTAAGACTGATGGTATTTGCCATTTATTGCGCTCGTAAAAAGATCGTTTAACCGCGGTTGTCGGTGTTGATGCGCGGGTCTGCCTGTGCTTTCCCGCGGAAGAACGATGCGACACCGAGCACGGCGCCGATCGTCAGCGTCAGGTCGGTAGAGAGGGAAACCGGCTGCACATGGAACAGCGGCAGGACGAACAGCGAAATGATGTAGAAGCCGAACGTGAAGCCGATAAACGGGCGCCAGGTGTACGAAGGCCAGTGATCTGACTTCGCCTCGCTCTGCATCGTGTCGTTGACGTCGCCGATCGCGTCAGAGCTGGCTTTAATCGACGCCTGCTCTGTTGCCGCGGCAATCTGCGCCATCTGAACCTTGAAGTCGTTGTCGGCCTTCTGAAGCGCTGCAATGGCGTCCGGCGACAGACCGGCTTGAATCGCCTGCGTCACCTGGTCGGACGTGCCGTCCTGATGCCCGAGCACCGCGCTACTCACCGCGCGCAATGCGGCGCCCGCGACCATGCCGGCCGGGCCGCCTACGACAGACAGAGCCGTCGCCAATGTCGGCGCAACGCCGCCGAGAATCGACTTCCAATCCATGTCAGACCCCTTTGCGCATCATGTCGGCGAGGCGTTGCGCCCTGCCCTTTACTTGAGTGGCCCACGTCGAGTTGAGCAGTTCATTCGCGGAGACGTCGTATTTGCCCTGGCGAGCCGCCGTGAGCGCTTTCACGAACCCGAGCAGGCGCGTTATCCCCATGTTGAAACAAAGGTTTGCTATGACACGCTGGCGCACGTCGTTAAGATCACGCCACCACGGCAGGTTGCGGTCGAGATCGTGAAATACATCCTCAAGGTCGTCGTCGAGCAGCGCATTGACTTGCGTGTCGTTCAGCGGAGGCTTCCACCCAATCGTGAGTGGCTTGCTATCCATGTTGTGACCCACGCCGATAGTCCAATTTGGCGGATTTGCCGTATCCAGATACGGCAGATACCGAACGCCTTCATCGCGTCGCAGCTCGGCGATCAGCGTTTGAAGATTCTGGTTATTCATGGACAGGCTTGCCCTTCTTCAGCCGCTTAACGGCCGAATACAGTTGAACGGCGGTGTATGCGATCGACAGCACGAGCAGGAGTCGCGGAAAATTGACGTCGCCCCAGGCAAGCGCTGTGACAATCCATGAAGGCGTGGTCTTTACCACCGACCCGATTACTGCGGATGCTTCTGATTGCATCGGTTTCCCCGAAAAGAAAGCCGCCTCTGTGGGCGGCTTGGGTTTATGCCTTCTGGCTGAGGTCTTGTTCGATCGCATCGATCGTTTCAAGCGCGGAATACAGGCCCAGCAGGCTCTTTTCGGCTTCTTCCTTCATTCGCACGCCGTCAGCCAATAGCGACTTGGCTTGCGAAATCTGGTTGTTCAAAAAAGCGCGTCGTTCGTTGAAATTCATGTTTGTCCTTAGAATGCGTGGTCGGCCGCGGCAAGGTCGAAGTAGCCGCGCCGGTCGTAAGTCGAGCCGTTGTAGACCCACAGTTCGATGGCGTTGGTCGCCACGTTGAACTGCATAAAGGCAAAGCTGCCGAAGCCCAGCCGCTGATCGCGCATGTGAATTGCGCATTGATTCGGGCCGGTGCCATACGAAGCAGCGGCCTTCAGTCCGACGTCGAGCCCAATGCCGCCCGGCGTGATGCCGGTTCCATCGGTCGATGCGCCATACTTGAAGTTGATAAGCGTCTGCGGCTGCGCCTGAATGTCGATGCCGATGTGATCGACAGAGAACGTTTTCATGTAAATGCCGGTGCGCCACTGGTTGGCAACGCTGCCGCTGGCAATGCCATGCGCGAAAGTGTTCTTGTTCGGGCCGAACGAGATATTCCAGACACCGCACGTAAAGGGCGCAGTCGTCGGGAATGTGTCGTTGTAGGTGTAATCGCTGCCCGAATAGTTGTATGTGTCGACTTCGAAGCCGGTAGCCGTCACAGCGTGGTTGTGCGCCCATGCCTCCGTGTACAAGCCCCACACCGCGCCGCTGCTCACGCCATGCGCCGACGATGCCAGCCCGACCGATTGCGCCGCGCCGCTGGTCGACTGGTCCTCAAGGTAGAAGTACCCGCCATAGAGCCAGCCAGTGCCGCCCGGAAGCCGCTTGTGCGTGACGTAGAGCGCCGGGATCAGGTTCGCCGCGGTGTCGCCTGACACCGACTTGTCGACGCGCTGAATGTAGGCGGTCGGCGTCGTGCCGTCCGTGGTCGGATTGGCCGCCGTGCCATGCCACACGGACATGCGCTTGCTGACGTTCGGCGTTGCGTTGTACGTCATCGACGACGCTTGATGCGCGAGCGTGCCAGTGCCAGAGAGCGATGCGCCGCCCGAGAACTGCCAATTGATCGTGCCGGGCCCGGCCGTCACGTTCGTATTCAACAGATACGTGCCGTCAGGGATGAACACGTTAAGCACGGTGCCGGCCGCGCATGCGTTCTCGGCGGCCTGGAATGCGGGACTATCGTTCGTCGCGCCATCACCCTTCGCGCCGAAATCCTTGATGCTGATCCGCTCGGCGTTCTTCTGGTGCTGGTTGCGCGATACGGCGCCGGAATACGGCTGCTTGACCGCGACCAGCGCATCGCCATTGCCGACAAGCGACGGATCGGCGAGGTTCGACTGAAACAGCACGAAACCCGAGTCGGCCGACTGTACGACCTGATCCCAAATCGTCACGCCCGCGGAGTTCTGCACCACTTGGCGGAACGAGCCCGATCCCCAAATGACCGCCTGGCCGTTGGAGTCGAGCACGACCGGGTTCGTGTTCGGGACAGTGCCGGACGAGTCCTGATACGTGTTGACCGGGTTCGTCGTGCCGGGCGCGTAGTAAAACACTTGACCACCGGCCAGTGGCGCCCCGTTACTGTCGATGAACTGGGATTTCCCCAAAGGCAAAATTTGCATGTGGCCTCAAAAACAAAAAGACCGCACAATGGCGGCCTAGAATGAGAAAAGCCCGCACTGTGGCGGGCTCAGGGGGAATCAAATGCACAAGGCAAAGAAGGTTGCGGCATGGACTGGAAAGGCGATCCTCACCGCGATCGCCGCCTTCATCTTCTGGCCGCTCGGGGTATTTGTCGGAATCGCGCTCTTTTTCGGCATGGATGCCTTCGAAAGCCGCCCTTAGTTCTTCCCGATAGAGGATCGGAGCTTATTAAGCCCCGCACCCGGCTCTAACGACTTAGCCGCCTCTTTCCCGAGCGCCCGCTTCGCCAGCGCTTGACGCGTCCATGTGCCGACCGGTATGCCATGCGCCGCAACGTTGGCAGCGCCTTCCGCCGCAGATTTCGCAGCGTTGGCTGCGCCTGCGACAAAGGTGTTGCTGTTGTTCACGTAGCTACCGCGCGGCTGTTCCTGCGTATATCGCGCAACGTTGCCGAGCCTTTCTAGCGTCTGCGAGACATCGGGGCCGAGAACCGTGCGCAATTTATCGCCCTGATTCTGAATGGCCTTATTCAGTCCCGCCTGGCTGATATTTCCGGTCCCGGTGCGCAGATCGACGCCCGCCTGACTCCTGATGTGATCCATCAGGCCGGATGCAACCAACTGAGCGTTACCAGGATTGTTAGCCAGGTTTTGGACCATGTTCTGCACGTTGGCCGTTTTCCCGCCTGCGATGTACTTGCGCACGAAGTCATCCGCCAGAGCGGAAGGTTCGCCGCTCGCCGAGCTGTCGCCGACCGCCGCCTTGTATGCAGGGTCCGAGTCCATCGCCTGGAACCGAGCGCGCGCTGCGGCTTGTGCATCCCTGTACGCCTGGAATGCTTCAGAGCCAGCGGACGAAGGATTGAGATTGGACCCGATGATCTTGTCCCGAAGCATGCCTATGTCATGGCGAACGGAGCCATCCTTTACATCAGCCAGTGCGCCGGATAGCGTCTTGTCGATGTCCATTAGATCGGCGACGCTCATTGGACGCGCGGATCCCGCCGACTGATCGAACGTGGACGGCAGAGAAACCTGATTCGCCTTGGCGTCCGCGAAAATCTGCTGAACACGAGCCGGAAGCGCATTGAACCGCGTAGGACCGATCGACTGTTCGAACGCTTGCATCTGCGGCGCAGCGTCGACCAATGCCGGCGCACCGTCAGCCCCGCGCGCTTTCGCGTACAGGTCCGAGATATTTTGTCGAACCGGCGCGTCCATCTCCTTGTAAGCATCGACGATCGCTTGCCCTGTCGGCGCACCAGAAGGAACGGTCACGTCAGGCGACACCTTATCCCGAAGCGCCGTTAGGTTGTCGTTGATCTGGCCGTTCTGAGCATTAAACCGATTCGCCAATTCTGGCGCCTTCCCGCGGATGTTCTGCTCATGAGAAAGCAGATTGATGTCACCCGTAGCCTGACCCGCCGTGAGCTCGACAGGAACCGGGAGCGAGCCCGCCTCGATGTGACGCTCTGCCGCGGTCGGATGCAGGGTGCCTGCCTGCTCTTGCTGCGCGATCCTCTGGACGAGATGATCCGGCACACCTTCTGCGCGAGCCTGATCCGCGAAGCTGGTTCCTGCTGCGCCCACGCTTCCGCGGCCGCCAGCAGCGGCAGGCGCCGCGCCAGCAGGAGGCGTCGTCGACGTTGCGTCGGACATGAAGCCTGCGCCCTTGGGCGACGCAGATGGGCCGCTCGGAGGGGGTGTCGCGCCGGGCTGGCCGCCAATGCTCGGCTCGACGCGCTCGGCCGCCGCGACAGGCTTCGCAATCGCTGCACGCAGTGCGTTCGGCGCACCCTTGAGCGCGTTGATCGCAGCCGGCGCCACAAGGTTTGCCGTGACGGTCGGAACCTGATCGTTGATGGTTGCCATCAGCGGGTTCGTCGCGCCCTTGACGAACGTGTTGTCATAGGCATTGCCGACGGCCGACAGCGCCGGGCCGACAGGCGAACCCATGACGGCGTTCTTGATGCCCGTTGCGGACGCGCCAAGGCCCGCCAGAGCCTGCTGGCCGCCCTGCGTCTGCGGGTGATAGGTCAGTGCATCAGTAACCTTGTTGCCGGTCGCCTGTGCGTCTTTGTAGCTGCTGCCGAGCGCTGCCGCACCGAGGCGAGTAATGCCGCCCGCCAGGCTGCCGAGCGCGCCCGTCGCCATCGTGGCAATCGGCTCGACAGCGCCGCCGATGATGTCGAGCGGCGTTGTGTCGTGCGGTTGAGCTCCGGGTTTAGCCGGCTGCGCAGCCGGAGCGGCAGGCTTGGACGCCATGAGTTTGCTGAACGGATCGTCTCCAGCAGCAGGCGCAGCCGCAGGAGCGCCCTTAGCTGGCGCGGCAGCCGGAGCACTACCGCCAGAAGCCATAAGCTTAGAAAACGGGTCATCGCCCGCGCTTCCAGCGTCAGCAGTGGGCGGCAAACCCGGCATCGTCGATTGCTGCGCCATTGGTTTCCCTTGATAGTTCGCCGTGATGCGCGAAACGTAGTTCTGTGTTTCAGGAAAGTTCGGGATACCGCCCGCCTTGCCGACAGCACCAGGGCCGGCGTTATAGGCCGCCAGCGCGGTCGGAACGTCGCCGAACTTGTCGAGCATCTGCGACATATACCGAGCGCCGCCCATGATGTTTTGCGTCGGATCGTTCGGGTTCGTCACGCCGACCTCTTTGGCGGTCGCTGGCATCAATTGCATGAGGCCCGCTGCGCCCTTTCGAGATACGGCGTTCGGATTACCCGAGCTTTCCTGCGTCATCATGGCTTTCAGAAGTTTCGGGTCTACGTTGAATTGCTTGCCCGCAGCCTCGAAAACATCGTCGTAATTCGCCATTATTGGGGACCGTTAATGAAGCCGTTTTGAACCGCCCAGTTGTACTGTGTGCGGAACGTCGCCTGTTCCTTCGGGTTCATCTTCTTGACCATGCCCTGAACCTTGCTCGGGTCGATCTGGTCAGCAACGAACACGCGCGGGTCCATCGTCGAGCCAAACTGAGACTTCCACTTGGCATAGTCCGACGGCGGCAGATTCGCGCTTTCCCATGCCTTCATGCGGGCCTGCTCCATGCGCTCAAGCCCCATGTTGACCTTAACGACGTCCTGAGCTGCGAGGTTGCTAATCTTCGTGCTCGCGTTACCGGAGACAGTTGCCGCCAATTGCGCGTCAGTGCCGCCACCCATGCCGGCCGCCTTCTGCTGCGCGTATTGGGTGAGGTACTTGTTCGCCTTGTCGTAGTCTGCGGCAGCGTCTGCGGGACCGCCGAGCATCGCAACAACGCCCTTGATCGCCTGCAACTTGTCTGCGCCCGTTCCGGTTTGCGCCTTCGCCAGCGCATCGCCCGCGCTCTGCAGCATGTTGATGCGCGATCCCGACTGAGCATTCGATTGCTGGTCTGTAACGAGAATATCGCCGCCTGCCGCGTTCGCCTTCTGGTTCGCCTCTGCGACACCAGGAGCCGGGCCTGTCGTGACGACGCCGCCATTCGATGCGCCATATCGACCGGATCCGGCCCCGCCTTGCGCGCCGGCAGGAAGCATGCCGCCGAGCCCTTGCTCTTGCAGGACGCTTGCCTTGCTGCGGGTGCCTGGTGTTCCATCCGGGTTTATAACCGACACCTGGCCCGCTGCGTCGGCCGGCGTGAGCCCGTTGTTGACCGAATAGCCAACCGCGCCAACGCCTATCGGCTGACCTGTCGCGCTGATCGCGTTCGGGTTCTGGTTGACAGCGACAGTCGCCGGGCCG